ACCCGTAAATGGCACAGAGGTTAACAGAGGTGGGGTATAGTATTACCCCCACCTCTGTGCCTTGTGCCGTAGAGCGCTACGTGCTCTGGTACAAGCGCCAGACCTATAATTAAAATCGCGCCGAACCGGTCAGGTGAAATCTGTTTAACGGAAAGGGTGCGTGCCACCGGGATAATAAAATAGTGAACGGACTCTGTACTTACGGAGCGGAGTAGGGAACAACCGTTACCGTTAGAGAACATCCATTGAAAAGTCCGTTGTAGCCGTTGTCTTCCCGTTTTTGCTTTTGCGCGATTTTTGTGTTCCTCGTTGTTCCAGCCCTGTGGTACACATTCTACGAGGATTGTACTCACTTTGTGAGTCTTATACAGCGCGCCAGCTAAATCTATTGGTGCGCCGGTTTTGTTCCTCTGTTCGATTCTACGGTTAGTACCGTGCCTCTTTTCCGTTGGCATCGGCTTTGTTTCGCTCAGTCTGATCCGTTCCGTCATAATTTACACACCGGTACATTTCATTCGGAAGAAGATGTCGGGTCAAAAAGTCCGTAACATTTGTTTCACATTAAACAACTACACCGATGAGGAGCTCACCTCCCTCGATGCCGCCCTCGCTGATGAGGCGGAAGTCGCTTACGCCGTATATGGCCGCGAAACCGCTCCCGAAACTGGTACACCGCATCTACAAGGGTACGTGCGCTTCAAGAAACCCAAGCGTTTTCACGCTATCAAGGAGTACCTGAATACCCGTATCCACTTGGAAGTACGCCGGGGAACCGAAGGGCAAGCCGCGAAGTACTGCAAAAAGGATGGTGATTACGTAGAGCATGGCGTGATTAGTACGCCTGGCAAGCGCTCTGATATAGATGCACTCATACACGATATTGACTCAGGCGAGCGTGACCTCAAGAAGCTCCGTCGCGCCCATCCATCTGTTATGGCTAAATACCCGAAATTTGCGTCCCAAATGTTACATGACACGCGTGACCCCCTGCCGTTGCGCGCCGAGCATGACTTGCGCCCCTGGCAGCGCCAGCTGTACGATGATTTGGCGAAGCCTGTCGACGACCGTAAGGTCATCTTTATTGTTGATACTGTTGGCAACTGTGGTAAATCCTGGTTTGCCCGTTACTGTGAATTCAAGGACCCTACTGGTGTGTTTATACTGAAGCCCTCCAAGAAGGATGATATGGCCTATATGGTACCTGAAGACCCCCCACTCCGTGTTGTATTCATGGATTGTGCTCGCTCTTCTACTGAGTTTCTGCAGTACTCTTTTCTGGAAGACCTGAAAGATGGCCGAGTGTCCTGTCCCAAGTACGAGAGTTTTATCAAGTTCTTGCCTCCTATACACGTTGTTGTACTCATGAACCAGGAGCCTGATATGACTAAGTTGTCGGAAGACCGTTACGATGTCCGTTACATTTCCGCTGATGAGAATGATCCCCCTATCCCTCGTCGAGTTTTGCCGGCCAACCATCCCAACTTTAATCCTGGTCCCTAATGGAGCTTATAAATTAACCTCAGCCTTAATCATGCTGTCTTCTATTACGCAGTTGACCCACGCCGTGTGTATTGCGTTGTTGTGTAACAAGGTTATGCAGCACGACGCTGCCTTGGCGTGTGCCTCACCCACTACGCAGTCCGCCCTGCGGAGGTACCGCCTATCTCGAACCCGTCCCACTGCGAAGCCTGCCTTGCGAAAGCGTCGCCCATCTCGTGTCCGCTTTCAGTACTTCCCAAAGGGCGATATTCGCCGTTACTATGGGAAAAATCCCTATTGGCTTACTTCCCGTAAGGTGAAGGATAATGACTCTGCTACGTCAGAAGAGTCATCTACCGACGTGTGACCACGTCATGTGATGTCAGAATTGACATTTTCTGAAATGTGCGTCGTTAAGTAACGCACTATGAATTAAACTGTACATGGTTTTACCATGTTGTTTTGTACTTAGGAGGAACACGTTTTTATTTTGCCTATGTAAAATCCGTCTTGTGCATTGTGACTACACTAACTTCGACAGTAAGTTACTTATTGCAACTTCAACTTGGGAAGTTGAAGTTGGTGTGAACTTCAACCTTCCTCGCTCTTCTTCAACTTGAACTTCAAGTTCTCGGTCATTCCTAATCTAATAAATGATTCTAATAAATGATGAACCGCCTGCAGGACGTCCCGAAGGGCGGTTGCCTCTACCGGTTGGGCGGCGGGGTTGCGATAGCAACCCCAGAGCCCATAGGGTCTAGGTTAATCCCCATCCCTACTGAATGACGAAATATGATTGGGTTAGGGCTAGCCCGGGTTAGATCTATAAGCGCGAAGCGCTAGCCCGTAGCGCGGTAGCGCGGAGGGCTCTTCTCTCGGGGTCGCCAAGGGGGCTTGCCCCCTGGCCTTGTATCCCTATCCCTAATGGGCTACTTGTCTGGCGGTTAACTCGATCCCTAGTGTGAACCTTATCCTTAGTGCGGGACTGAAGTGTTTAATGCCAGTATTACAACACTTCCGTCCATCCCCCTATCCTTAGTGGTGATTCGCCCCAGTCCTTCCCTGTCCCAGTGCGTACCCTTCCCAGTGCTCCCCCCGCCCAGTTCTTCTCCGTTCTTCTCTGTTCCGATGGGTTCGGGGATGGGTCGACCAACAAAGACCCGTACCAGGATACATCCTCCCTAGTCCGTGTCCCGTCCCAGTTCATGTCCCCTCTTGCATCAGTTAACTCTATCCTTAACAGATAACAAGTAAACCTTATCCCTATCCACTTGGAAGTACTCGATTGTCCCACTGGGTACACATATCCGCCTCGTTGTACGGCTTGGCTCAGTATGCGTTCGAGTGAACAAATCCTTAAGGGTAACCCGTAAATGGCACAGAGGTTAACAGAGGTGGGGTATAGTATTACCCCCACCTCTGTGCCTTGTGCCGTAGAGCGCTACGTGCTCTGGTACAAGCGCCAGACCTATAAT